AAGTTTACGGGTCATGCCATATTTAGTGGCTATGCTTTACCGTTCTTAAACATATCGTCTTCTGTGATCACTCTAAAAGTCAGGCCTTGATTTCTGCACCATTTGGTAGCAGCGTCCCATTTGGCATAGTTTACAGCTACCACAGCACGGTCTCTGGGTTTTTGGCCTTCTGTAATGGCGCTTTGACCTTTGGGTTTGATTTCAATTAACTCAGCTTTGAGTGTGTTGTCGCGAGTTTTGTAAGTGATCAAAAAATCTGGCACGTAAGTGGTCATTTTGCCAGTTAAGGGATGAAGGTACGGTATACGAATGCTTTCGCTTGCCCATTGCATGATGTTGTCATTGGTATCGCAAAAACGCATGAATGAATGTTCCCACCCTGATCGATATCTGGGCATGCCTTGCCCTACATATTTTTTAGGATTAATAACTTGATAAGCGCCCTGTGCCCACTTGCTCATTGTAGTACTGTTCTAGCAGCATAGTAGTTGGGAACTGGTTGTGCATTTACGCCCAGCAATGTGGCTCTACTACGAATGTTGTTTAGATAGTAAGCCATGTTGAGCGTCAAGGTCATTGAGTCTGCACCTTGAAAACTATCCAACAGCGTTAGTGCAGGAATGTTAGTTTGCTCGGCTACCTGAAACAAACTCACAGTAAAGTTGCCTGCTACCCTGGCATCACCCATTTGTTGTTTGAAATAACTCAACACAATGTCATACTCGGCTGCAGGTACATTGGCATCATACCTGTAAAAATTGTCAAAAATTCTTACAGTTTGATCAATATTAGTATTGGTGTAATTTACTGAACCTGTAGACATTATATAAGTCCTGGAAGTGACTGACCGGTAGCGGCTGCTTCATTTATAGCTTTGGTATATGCTCGTTGTGTAGACTGCGTAGGAAACACCCACCCATCCGCCTTGTTTATCACTGATCTAGTGGCATTGGGTCCAAACTGACCAATGGCTTGTTTGCCCAGTGATACTGCTTCATTTTGCACAATTGATTTCAAATTCTTGCCTTTGAATGTATTGTATGTAGCACCGGCTTTTTGTGCAGCACCAATAAGTCCAGCCACTGATCCTGATTCTAAGTCTGCCATAATACCTTGTCCGGTACTCAACAGGCCACCTTGACCAAAGACGCTGGCAGTAAGTCCTGCACGAGATAGCGGACTTGGAGTGGTGTCATAATGTGGGATGTCTGGCCAGCCAATGTTTACGTCTGTTTTTCCTGCGCCGCCACCAAGGCCACCATTGAGATACTTCACAGTTTCGTAGCGTATGGTCATGGTATGTTGCATGGTACCGTTGCCTTGTGAGTAGTCGTAAGTGTCGTGGTTCCAGTTGGTAATCAACGGATTAATCAAAATGTATCTAGCATATTTGTGTTGATCAAATCCAATGATTTGTATGTCTTTGAAGAATGGAGGTTTGCCACTGGCTGTTTGTGTGCCATCCATAAAGTTTTCGCCAATGTATCCCCAGTCGCTAACACTGCCCACACGATTTTGTTCATAAATGTCTCGGTTGTTGTAACTGAATCCATTTGTTTTGGTTTGTACCTGATTGAATGCTCCGTTGGTTACCGGAGCATTTGAAATGTATTGCTGTGCCGGATCTTTATAGTAATAGGAATAATACTGATACCACATTTCACGAATGTTGTCACCACCGTCATCATGGAATGTAATGTTTACTGGATCATAGTTAATTTTGGTTTGAACAATACGTTTGCGATTGTATTGATTCAATGTGGCAACGTCAACGGTATATTTGGGCAAGTCAACAGTTTTTACTGCCAGGCTCATGGTTGAAATTTGTGTTTCACCAAATATTTTAGAATTTTTTAATGCTTGAATCTCTTCCACATTCAGTGTAAACTGAACATGGAATAAAAATTTAAATCTGGGTTTTAGTTCGTAGGCATTGGTACGAAAAGTTTTACTTGCGTGAGTGTAATCACGCAAGTAATTTGTCGCCAAAAAGCCGTTGAGAAAGTCCTGGCCGAAGCTAGACATTGATTATGCCTTAGGGGCTAGAGCCGATACCTGTTACAACGTCGTTTACAGTACGACCAATAACACCACCAATACCGCCACCACCTTGCTCGCCTTGGTTGGCATTGTCATAAGAAATGTTCAGTGTGATTGCTACAGCTTCGTTAGTACCATAAGCCATTGGACCGTAGTCAGCACTCACAATATAGCAACCATACAGTTCCCATGATTCAAGCACTACTACATCAGTGCCGCCGTTGCCACCGTCAAGAATTTCAAATCTTGTTAAAAACTTGTAATCAATACCAGATGCAGCTGAACTCATTTCCAAGAAGTCCATTTGTTTTTGGATTTGCTGGCCAATCAACTTTGAAACATTTCCTGATGCATCATCACGAATTTCAACAGCAACATCTGCCCAGGTGTGTCGACCAGCCAACTTTAATGTTGAGTTGTAAATTGGCAATGTGATTGGTTCAAAACTCAAGTTAGGACGGGCAAAGCTCACTACTTGTTTAGTTAATTCTGTTGTCGGCGCTCCGTTTGCTCCCAAATTCTCAAACATCACTCTAAAGCGATATCTAAGTTTTGGCATTAACAGACCTTGGGTGCTTGCTGATTGATCGCTTGCAAGCGGTACTGTCATTTTGTTTAATGATGAACTTGGCATTGTGTATATCTCCTAGTTTTATTTATCTTAGACTTGAGGTTAAAAAATAGGGTCCAAGGACCCTATTTTTACAGGCCTGCTGCTATGTCTCCAGTGTTCTTGATACGCAATGGGATGTAGATAAACTCCACAGCTTTCACTGGTTCAATCGCAATATCAACCCACAATTCATTACGGTCAATACGAGCTGGTGTGTTATTGCTCAAGTCGCAAACAACCAAGTAGTCATAGATAGCACGTTTGGCAATCAAGTCAACCATCAAGCTGTTGCAGGTGTTGGTGATTTCATTACGTGTGATCTGATCGTTAGGTTCAAACAAATACAGTTTACCAATTTCTTCTAGTCGTCCACGCAAGAACGCAACCAAGCGTGCAACGTTGATACGATCTAATGCTGTGGTAGTTGTGGTTGATGTTTTGTTACCAAAGTTGGTAATACCCACGCCTGGAATGAATGTAATTGGGTTGACATTCAAACTGTACAGTACATCACGCAAGCCTTGGTTTACACCAATTGGTTCAAACTCACCTGTGGCACCATCAATATAACCAATTTGTGTGGCATTGTCTACCACACCGCGGCGTGTGCCAGCTGGTGCCAACCATGGATAACTCACTTCGTCACTGCGAATGATTGTTCGCACCATCATGTGACTTGGTGCTGTTACAACTGTGTTACCACTCAAGTCTGTAGTTGTACAGCTTGGGTAGAATGTAGCAGCATAGTTGCTGGTACTAGATTGACCATCACCTGCAATTGTGCCCAGTCCATTGTTGTTGGTAGCCCAAGTTGTAATATCAGTGCCAGTTGCCGGCAATCGCATTGGAGTGTCACCAACCACAAACAATGTGTTGTTGCGCTCGTTGCTGAGTGCAATCATGTTAGGAATTAACTCTGGATATGCAGGCGTTGCAATCAGTGTAAACTGTGCAGTGTCTTCTCTGGCACCTTGACTAGTGTCCATTCCTGACTTCAGTGCTTCCACAACCATCTGACGCTGTGCCAAGCGACCAGCATACATGCTGCCATTTTGCTTGTTACCAGATGCTGTGAGCCATGTGCTGGTCACTGTTGGTAATGTGTCATCGGGGAATGTGGTAGCATTAAAGTAATTGTTTTGATAGCTCTTGACATTGTAACCCGAACGACGTGTGTTGAACAACAACATACCCTGTGGATATAGCGCAGGATCTGGTGAATCCAAATCCAAATAGTCGCTGGTCAGCAAACTCACAATAGTCGGAATTGGGTCTGCAACAGGATCTGTTGTGCCATTTGGTGCCCAACGAGCATCAGCAAACAACACACCATTTTGTGTGACTTGGTCAGTGGTATCAACTGACACCCACTGATCTACTCCGCTCACAGTTTCCCAACGATACAACAAAGGATAGTTTTCCAAGTCGCTGGTGTCAATCCATAAATCTCCATACACCAATGCACTTTGAGCTACATTATTTTGTGTTGTAGGTGCGGTGGCAGCGCATATCGGACCTAAAGCGTTGGTTCCACTAAGGTCATATCCACGAACATCATTAGAAACGTTTTGATAACCCAACCAAGCACCATTGTTCTGAATCATGATGTCAACTTGAGTAGCAGTTGAATAATACCATAATCTGCCGTCTGCAGGATCTTGGAAAGGTGCTGTGCTACTAGAGGTGTATTCAAACTCTGGTGCTGTACAAAAATTGCTCAAAACTAGAGTGGTTGGTGTTGCTACTGCTGGACGGCAAAAAGTTGTAGAATCAGTAAATCCAGCAGTGGTAACAGGAGTTCCAAACCCAGACACTGGAGCCAAGGACATTATACCACCTTGACTGTGAGTAAACACAATATTTCCTGCACTGTTTACACTTGCTGAAACGTATGTCACACCAGCTGCACTAACATCAGTGATAAAACTAGAAACACTTGTTCCAGTTAGTGTTACTGTAGCGGTATTGACATTTGTTGATCCCGGAATAGATCCTTGCAATGTAAATTTATTTCCAACAATAAACAAACTGTCACCATTTGCTCCAGGAGTAGTATCTCCTGTGACTATGGTTTGACCAAACGCTGTCTGCTCATAAATTTCAAATCCAAACGACCCAATTGGTGTTGTTTCACCAAGATTGGCAACGGCTTGTGCCCATAATGTTCCAACTGGGATATTTTTGCCGCCACCGGAAGGATCTAATGCATAAACTGCATTAGCGCCAGTGGTGAATATAGGACAACTTTGTAGTACCCATTCTCCTAATGCGGCACTGTATTTTTTTACCTGTAGTGCAACACCATTGTTTGCTGGACTTATATTGTTCCATACAGATCCTGTTGGTCGGCCACCACCAGTATCTGAAGTTCTCCAACGTGGTGCTTGATAACTGTATCCAGCAAAAAAGATTGGAGTTAAATATTCTGTAGCATTGATGCCAAGGGCGGTACACAATGCAGTACCACTGGAATTAGGAATAATACTAACAATACCACCACTAGCAGTACTTCCGTCATTGGTTGCTGTATCATCTGCATAGATAACAAATTGACTGCTAACTGCGGCTGCGGTTACTCCTGTAATGGCTGCTGAATTAACCGCAGCCACAAATCCAGCCAAATTGTTGTTGGGTGAAATAGGAACAGCAACTGACGTGCCGTTAATAAAAATGCTTTGTCCTGCTGTGAGTGTGGGATTGGTTACGTTGCCTTGAATTGTGGGCCAAGACGCTTGCCACTCTGCAGATCCAATAGTTACCCAAATATTACTGGAATTTTTATACCAACCAACATTGTGCAAATCATAACTGTTTTGCGAACCATATGCAACCACAGCATAATCACCAATGCTGCCTATGGTAGAGAGAGGAGTATAAATGTCAAATCCAGTTATGCCGCTGACAGATGTTGTGACGTCTGCTGAATCAGTAATTACTAATGGCGTAACCACAGTAAATACACCAGTGCTTTGATTCCACGATTGTATGCCCCATATAGAAGTTGAAGTATCTAACCAATAGGCACCATCCGCCGGTATTCCAGTTGGACGACTCAAACTGGCAGTAAGTGCAGTTAAATCCACATCCACACGTTGAACATAGGCACGATTTGAAATGCCCAATGCGCTGTAAGCAGCCAACAAGCCGTATTCGTTCAGTTCGTATCCATTGATTGGAGTACCAGTTGTGGTATTATAGAAGAATGGCACACCAAATGTGGCTGTTAAATCACGCTGACTGGTGATTAAATATGTTTTGTTTGCGTTAGCTGCTGTGGTACCAGCTGCTACTCCGACGCCAGTGCCAGAAACTTTGTTCTGCGCTGTGGCAATCAAGAAGTATGGAACTGTGTTGACTGCTGATGGAATATATTGACTTTCGTCAACTACTGTTACTTGTACGCCGGGTGATATGAGAGCCATGGTTGAATCCTTTTCAAGTTCTAATATTTATAGAGACCTTGAAAAAAACAGCCGTTTTGAATACCTTTGCCCAAGGTCCATGCCGCTAAATACCGTATGAGACCCATTTGTCAGGCATGCCATCAACGCCCTTGTGCTGTAAACTACAAACGTGACGACGTCACACACTATCGATCGCGGTGTGAAACTTGTGCTAGAAAAGGACGTGGCCTTAAACCTAGAGAGCCGCGTTGGAAGTCAGCAGGTTATAAGAAAAAGATGAGTTGTGATCGTTGTGGATTTAAAGCCAAGTATGCGGCACAAATCTTTGTGTATCACATAGATGGCAACTTGAACAATGCCACACTGAAAAACCTCAAGTCAGTTTGTAGAAACTGCGAAGTAGAACTGTCTAAGAGCGATCTTCCGTGGCGCCAGGGCGATCTTGAACCAGACTCTTGACCTGCTGATATAGGTCATCTAAGGTACCATTGTTGTCTAGCACAGCATCAAATTCAGTTCCCACCCAGGCAGTTTCTGACGCATGAATTGCTAGTTTTTCTAACTTACGTTGACTCAGTGCCCAAGTTGAATTGCCGTTGGCACCGCGATTAACGCTTACAGCTGAACTATACCAGGCAGGTTCGGCACCACGCACCACACGTATCACACGCCCGCCGGTGTTTTTAATAGCTAGAATTTCATTAGGAAAACGACAGTCTGAAATTACCACATCATCTTGGCTGTGACGCAGTTTGTTTTCTAGGCTGGCAATCCAGATGTCATCATGGAATCCTGCCCTACACACTTCTGTGCCCCAGTATTGCAAGATCCAACGTGGTGTCAGTGTAGGCATGCCCAGGCGTTCTGCCCACCATGGATCCACACGCTCACGCCATTCTCTAGCTTGTTTTGTACGTCCTTCCAGCATGGTTCTGTCCCATCCAAACACTTGTGCTACAGCATCTTTCAGTGTTGAAGCAAAACTTTCTCTGCGAAAGTGATGTAAATTTACCAGATAGTCAGCAATGGTGTCCTTGCCAGACCCAATGAATCCACAGATGCCAATGATCATTTTAACTCCTGAACGTTGAGATATTTAAGTGTGTTTTGTAGCATGCCAATTTGTCTGCGACAGTCTTCTAGTGCATGGTGTGTGGTAGGAGGCATGGGTTGCTCGGGCCATAATGAAAACACTGTGCGGCTGTCACGCACCATGTAGTACTGCCAGGGCAAGGGTTTGTTGTAACTTTTGTAGGCATGCTCC